GCCTGCGCGGCAAACCGGGTGAGATTCAAAACAGAACGCTAAGCATGTAGATCTGTCTGACGAAGGCTTGCGGACGCGGGTTCAATTCCCGCCAGCTCCACCATCCACAGCAACGCCACACAATGAAAGCCATTGTGTGGCGTTCTTCTTTTCGGCCCTGGATTGCCCCAGATTGCGCTGAAATTCACACCGATTTCACACCGATTTCACACCGATCAATGCAGGTCAGGTGTTCTGCTTGAAGTCTCTCAATCTTGTGAATTTTTGTGTCTGATTGGGTTAGGCTAACCGCTCATCCGCACAAAGAAGAGGGAGCGATGGATAAGGATTGGAGCGACGAAGAACTTCACGCGTCGGTCGAGGCATACAGCCTTATGGCCGAGAAGGAAGTGGCTCAAATTGCCTACAAAAAGAAGCCTATCTATCAGGATTTGTCGTCGAGATTTGGCCGCACAGTAAAGGCGTTCGAGTATCGGATGCAGAACATATCTGCTGTGCGTGATGAACTTGGATTGCCATGGATTCCTGGCTTGAAGCCTGCAGCGCATGTTGGCGAGAGAACGAAGGCAAAGCTGATTCGGCTTATCCAAGACGGAACTAAAGAATTAGAGGTAGGTATGAGCGAAGTAGGTGGACGTAACTGGGAGAAGGCACTCGCAGCAGTTACTCATCTCGGAGGCGTTGCCAGTCGAAAGCAGGTCAACGATTGGATCCGTTTGCAAGATCCGACATACAACCCGAATAATCGATCAGACCTGTACATGCTGGCTGTCAACAGCCCCTCTCGGACTAGCTACGGGCAGAATGCAGCACCTCGACGGACTGATGGGGGGAGCCTTTTTGATAGGCTGTTCAAGGTCGGTAGCGGCATCTTTGAAATCTACGACCCAGTGCGGCATGGTGTCTGGGAAATCTACCGTGATGCTTCTTCGGGCAACCGAAATCACATGTCTATTCGACGGGTTTCGGATCCAGTTGACGAAGCACTTGCTACTGCAGAGGAGCAGGCTCAGCAAGCAGGTTCTTTTGATCCTACTAGCGTGGCCGATGGCAGAGTGCGTGTGACAGCTGACATCGTCCGCCGCAGAGGTCAACCTGCATTTCGCAAAGCTCTCATGGATGCATATGGTGGTGCCTGCGTGATTACAGGTTGCAATTTGCCAGCCGTCCTTGAAGCCGCGCATGTTCACCCTTACAAGGGTGACGACACAAATGTGGTCTCCAATGGGCTGCTGCTACGGGCAGATATACATACGTTGTTTGATCTTGGACTGATCGTCATTGATTCCAAGAAAATGCTCGTTCGTGTGTCGCCAAAACTGATTGGCACGCCATATGCAGAGCTGGAGGGGGCAGTGCTTCGTGGCCCTACGAGAGGCACTCAGAAAGTTAGCAAAGAGGCCTTGAATTGGCACCGCAGTCAGTTTGGATGGCTCGACATGAACGAGGATGAAGTCAAGCCTGAACCATCCGTTCAGTTAACTATGGCTGCGTCTTAGGCGCTGCCAGCAGACACCCCTGGCTGCGCTTTCGGGCGCTGGTAATCCTCGCGGATGAATTTGCCGTAGGTGCGGAAAACCATCTCCACATCCTCATGGCCCAGCTGCTGGGCAACGTACCAGGGGTTGGCGCCTGCCGTGAGTTGGGTGGAGGCGTAGGTGTGCCGGATCTGATACGGGTTGCGGTAGGGGATACCGGCCCTGGCCATCAGTGGCAACCAGGCGGTTTTGCGCACCTGAGCATCAGTTGTCCAGGGGACCAGCGTCATGGTGTTGAGCCACACACGCTTGCCGCGATCGCCGCTGATGGCCAACTGTTCACGCAAGGCCTGCATGGCCTCGTCGTTCAAGTCCACCTCTCGCTTGCCTGCGGCGGTCTTCGGGCCCTTGATGACGCCCGCCACCTGGTTTTGTACGACGCGCGCGACGCGGCGTTGCCAGTCGATGTGCTCCCATTCCAGGGCCTGCAGCTCGCCGGGGCGCAGGCCCGTGTTGAACCAGAACAGGAAAGTAGGGCGCTCATCGGTGCGGCACGCATCCAGGATCGTCATGCGCTCGGCGTGGGTGAATGGCTGCACTACGTAATCGCTGGCCTTTGCGGTTTGGCGGATCAGCTTCACCAGGGCGATACGCTCAAAAGGGTTGAACTCGATGATCTCGTCGTTCAGTGCGTCCTCCAGCACCGAGCGGAAGGGAACCAATAAGTTGCGGATCGCTTTGGTGGTGAGATCCATCTCGCTGATCCAGTCGCGCAGCAGCGAAGGTGTCACCTCGGCCGGGTGCATTCCATCCCATCGCTGCATGCGCTTGCTCAGGATGCTCTTGCGGTAGCCCTGGTAGGTGGACTTGGACATGTGGCCGTTCTCCACCTGGCGCTTGTAAATAGAGAGCTGGCGGTCCAGCAGCTTCTCCATAGTCAGCTCTCTGTCCTGCTCGGTACGGGCCCGGCTGCTGTCCGGAAAGTAGGCTGCGTATTCGAACGTTCCATCGTCGATCTTGCGGCGGATCTCTGCACGCAGGTTTGCCGCATAGAGGATGTTGCCTTTGTTGATTGGCCCGGGCGGCAGCAGCTCACGGCACTGCTTGCCTTGCCAGGTGAATGCAATCTGTAGCCGGGATCCGCCCACCAGTTCGCGGATCTTCACGCCTGCAGGGGTTACGAGAGTTGGTTTCTTATCCACTGGTCTGCTTCCTTCACATTGACATAGAGGCGGCGCATCACAACTGCGCAGTGCTGGCCGTCGCGCCAGATGCCTGCACGGCGGCGGTTATGGATCGCCATGGGCGTCACGCCTGTGAGCTGTTCGTATTTCTCGGCCAGCACCCATTCGGGTTCCGGCCCACTGTGATTGAGGGTTGTGGTCATAGCCTTCTCGTTCCGGCGCCGTGGCGGCGCGATTGGTTGCTGGTGTGGCGACTCCATCACGCACTTCCCTGTGCTGCGATGGCAGGAATGGGGGCAGGCCTCATGGATGGCGCGGCGTCTACCAGGTCACCCAGCCACTCCTGCAGCACGTCTTCCTGCTGGTGGTGCTGCATGACCTGCAGGCCCAGGCGCTGGGCGATCAGGTATTCCAGGCTGGCGCCCTTGGATTGCTGCCAGCCGGGCAACAGGTAGATGGCGTGGCAGGTCATCAGCTGGCTGACGCCCATGCGCATGTAGGCGGTCCAGTGGCAGCTGGCGTCTACGTGTGGGTCGGGGTTTTCGGCTGGGTTTTCAACGTGCCAGCCCTTGGCGCGCAGGCGGGCGGCGGCTTCGTGGAATGCGGGGTAATTCATGTCGGCCAGGCCAGACATGGGGCCGGCAACATAGATGCGCTGGTGCGGGCTTTCGTGCATCAGCCACATTTGCAGCGTGCTGATGCAGTGGAATTCGCCGCGTCGGACGAAGAAGCCGCCAAGGCGCTGGCATTCGTCCACGATCACACGGTGGGCCATGCGCCAACCTGTGAAGAAGCTCAAGAAGATCATTGCAGGCATCAGTGCTGCGCGAAAAATCATTACGAACATGGGGCCTCCCTCAGTGTTTGGTTTGGTGTTGGGCTTGCTGGGCTGCAGCACTGACAGCCAGGAAACCGGCCAGCAGCTGGCTGGTGGCTTTCAGCGCTGCCAGGACTACAACTTCCGGGTTCAGCGGCTGCAGCGGGGCGGGGGCTGGCTTGCGCCAGGCCTGCACTGCCCGCCGGCGGGCGGCTTGGCGTTGGCGGCGGTTCATTGCACGGGCTCCGTGATTTGCAGCGGCTGCTGGATCAGGCCCGACAGCACGCGCAGGGTGGTGTGCAGCTCTTGTTCGCGGTTGGCTAGGGCGCGGCCTTGCACGTTCATCCAGGCATCCGGCTCCATCGAGTTCAGCTCGGACGCAATCTGGATCTGCTCTGCCTTCAAAGTGCGGATCAGGACGGGCAGCGTGGGGGCGGTGCACGCCTGGCTGGCTGCTGGGTTCATTTGCATCGGGGTGTGGCTCATGGCTCAGACCGTCAGCGGTTCGATGCGCTCCACGCGCAGCACGCCTTTGCCGCTGGCCAGGTGGGCCTGGGCTTCGGCGTGGGTGGCGTTCGCTGCCTTGACGCGGATGGTGGGCAGCAGGCCAGCTTCGGCCAGGCCTTCCAGGGCGGCGGCGTCGGAGTTGGCCGGAATCAGGTGGGCGCGGTAGCTTTTCAGCTCTTGGACGTTGTGTGCGGGTTGCATTTGTGTCCCTCCAAATCAAATGCTTTCGCTATGGGCCTGCACCCATGCCTTGCACTGGTCGTAGGTGCCGGTGAAGTTGGTGCTGTAGATCCAGGCCGTGTAAGTGCCGTCGCCGTTGGGTTCAATACGTACAGAACGCATGTGATTTCCTCCTTTTGCTTTTATGTGAATGGGTTTGCTATTGATTTGGTTGCGCCAATCAGCGCTGGCTTCTTTGAAGTTCAGAACCAGGCCGCTTGGGCCCAGATCCAGCCTGGCCTGGGCGCCCCTGGCGGCGCTCTCGGCCCGGGTTTGCTGGCGGCGCACGGCGGCGAAGCGTTTGCGGATGTCGGTGCTCACGGAGTTCGCGTACTTGAAGCCGGCTTTCTGGTGCGTGGCGTTTTTGCTGGGCTCGGTGCGTTTTGCGGGCATGGGTGGGGCCTCCTGTGGGTGTCAGGTCAGAAAAACGGGGTGGGGGTGGTGCCGAGGGCGCGCCATTCGGCGTCGGATCGGGTGGGGGAACCGGGTGTCCAGTCCTCTTTTTCGTGCCGGCCGCGTCCAAAAAGCTGCCGGTGGAGGGTGTTGGTCAGCCGGGCCGTACAGTTATTGAAACGAGTCCAAGCGGGCGCCAGCGGCGCCCGGTCTGTGCCCTGCGCGGGTTCGGGGGCGGCCATGTCCAGCTGGGGCGCACCAGCAGCTGCGGGGGCTGCGCCCAGGGTTTCCTGCACAGCCGGGCGCCACGCCATGCGGCGGCTCACCAGCCAGCGGCCGTGGCGGGTTTCCAGCCCCACCACGCGCCCCTGGCCTTCCTTGATCTCTTCGCCGTAGGCGTTGGTGGTGCCGGCCGGCACCGGGCGGCGGGCCAGACCCATGTGCCACTGGCCACGCTTGCGGCAGTGGCCGCCCATGGATTCCATGTAGCGGCACCAGTCGGCGCGGATCACGCCGCCGCCTTCTACCGTGCCGGGTTCCTTGCCCCAGCGGTGGCAGGCCAGCCAGGCGCGCCAGGCAGTCGCGTCGCCGTCACGGCCCACGCGCAGGTCTTCAATCTGGTCTTTGCTCACGCGGCGCAGTTCGCGCCATACCGACACGCCGGGCATGCCGATGGCCTGAAACTGGCGGATGCCCCAGGTGGCAGCCCAGGCGTCAACGCGGCGGTGGCCGGGCATGTCGCAGGTTTCCACATCGAACAGCTCGCCCTGCACCACGTCCAGGTGGTCGATCAGGGCCGCGTGGCCCACGCTCTTGGCGATGTATTTCGCCACGTAGCCTGCCGCGCCGCCGCCGGTCATGCGCTTGATGTTGATGCGGTTGGTACCGGCGCCTGGTTCGTCGCCGTCATCGCTCAGCCAGTAGCGGTGCAGGGCGGCCACGGTCTTCTGCAGCTGCACTTCATCTTCCACCCACACCATGGCGTGCCAGTGGGGCGTGGCGTCGTGGTGGGGTTCTGCCACACGGATGCCGTACAGATGCACATCCCGGCGGCCCAGGTGGGAGCGCAGCTTGGCCCACATGCCACACAGCCAGTCCTGCGCATCGCGTGGTGTGCTGCGGCCGTCGTAGCGCTTGTTGGGCAGGGGCTGGCCGTGGCGGCCCAGCTTCACCGGGTGAAAGCGGCTGGGGGTGGTCAGCGTCAGAAACAGGCCGATGTGCTGGCGGCGGTCGGCGTATTCCTCCGCACCACGGATGCGCGTCATCAGCTCACCGCCACGGATCACAGGGTTGGAGTTGGACAGCGCGGCCAGCTCACCCAGGTTGAACACCTGGCCCGCCTCATTGCGGTACAGCGTGCGCTTGAGGGTGGCCGCATTGCGGGTTACCTGTTCGGTGCGGCGCTGCAGCCCCTTGTTGCTGACATAGCCGCCGTCGCGGCGGTTCACCAGGCCCAGGCGAATGGCTCCGGCCTCCACCACGCGGGCCACATGCCGGCGTAGCACACGGCGCCACCACGCAGCATCCAGCGTGCGCTTGATGCCCGCTTCACCGGCCAGGGGACCATGCTCACGCACTCCCACGGCGCGGATCAGCATGTAGATGCTGTCCACACGTTCCTGCAGGTTCAGGCCTTCGCGCAGGGCGCAGGCGTCCAGCGTGCCCACCTCATAGGCCAGCGTCTTGGCCATGGTGCAGATCTGGCCGTCATTCAAGTCCCAGCGGCTGGCCTGGCCAAAGTCCGCATCAAAGCGCTCCACGGCCTGCAGCGCGTCATGGGCGTTCAGCCATTCGGGGCCGTCGTTGTCCATCTGGCCCAGGCCCGCCCTGTCCAACGCGGTGCGCCACTGGGGCGGAACCACCTTGCGCAGCACCTGTAGCGCACGGGTAACGTGCCAAGCCTGGGGCTTGTTGCGCTTCCAGGCGTCCAGGCTGTGAGTAGGGAGCTTGCGGGGCATGCTTACCGTCCTGCCAGGCTGGTGACCTTGGCCATGGCTGCGCGCACGGCGCGCACCTGGCCCTTGATGGCATTGCGCTCGGGCGGGGGCACTTCGCGCCAGTGGCGGTCTGCCAGGGCTGACAAGCCGTCAAAGTCATCACCCACGCCGGCCAGGATCAGCAGGCAAACGCGCACGCCCAAGTCCATGGCGGCCCATTCGCGGGCCTCCACGTCATCCCAACGGCCACGGCTGGCGCGGTTGAGTGCTTCGTTCTGCAGCACACGCAGACGGGCGCGGCAGTCTGCCGGCGACAGGTCGCGCAGGTGCTCTGCCACTGGCTCTGCAGGCATCAAGGCCGGCGCCAGACTGGGGGTGCGCGCCGCTTCACCACGTTGCACGCGCAGCATCAGGTCGGTGAATTGGCCCAGGGTGACTTCGGACAGGTTCACGCCACACCCCCAACGCGCACCGCAGCCACATACCAGCCAAGGCCGAAGATGCTTTCCACGCTGGCCAGGGCCTGCACGCGGTTGGCGGCCAGCACCTGCATGCGGCGGCGCTGGTGGTTGTGGTCGATGTGGGTGATGCGGTAGCGGTTCATGAAGGCTCCACAGGTTTTTGGGCGTAAGAAACCCCGCAGCGCCTGGAAACAGGCTCTGTCGCACGGGGCGGCAAAGGGGAAGGGAGAGGGCGCTTTAGGCGCTGGTGGCGTCAGTCAGGGGGCGGCCCTCCGACTGGGAACAGGTCGCCCGTCACCGGGCGGGTGAACTGCGTGGCGTGTTCTGCGCTGGCTGCGTGGTCCAGGGTGGCGCGCAGCATGTCGCGGCGGACGTGGCTGGACAGGGGCAGGTTCACGCTGGGGTCTGGCGTGGCGCTGGGGCTGAGGGTGCGCACCACTTCGGTCAGCGCCACAAAGGTGTGGCCGCATTCTGGGTTGGTGCAGGCATAGGTGGATTCGCGGGTCAGCACCGTCATTTGCGCGCTGGTGCGGATGAAGCTGGGTTCCTTGCAGTGCGGGCACTGCAGGCGCATGGCTTCTTTGTGGCCAGCGCGGGCACGGGCGCCCACGGCAGCAGATCGCAACGTACTGTTGCAACCTTGCAAGGCTTTGCCCACAGTTTGCGTAGGCGCCTTTACCTGGGCTACGGGCTTGCCACCGACGTAGACCGTGCGGGTGACGGCACCAGAATGAATGCCAGAGGGAGAGATAGCTTTCATGACTGCGGCCTCCATCACACCCGTGCAGCCTGGGCGGATTGCACGGTCCAGGCCAGCACATCGGCCGCTAGGCGTTCCATCAGATGCTCGGGCAGTTGCAGCACACCGGTGCGGCGGTGCAGCTGCTCGCCCATGCGGTACAGCAGGCGCGCATAGGCGGATGTGGAGAGGTCCAGGCCATCCGCCACTTCATGGGCGCGCTGGGTGTCTGCCTTGGGCAAACGCAGGGGAATGGGCCTGTCGTGCTGGAGCAGGTCCAGCGAGCCGGTGCGGCGGCGCGTACGACGCGCAGGACTAGCGGTGGCAGTCATGTACTATTGGGATTGAATTGTTACAACGTAATCGGATTATCGGCAAAATTTTGCCGGCGTCAATAAATGGCAGAGACAAATTTTGCACACATTGGGGAGCGCCTAAGGGAAGAGCGTCTGCGCATCACCATGCAGCAGGTCGATTTGGCTGAGGCATGCGAGGTATCTCGCAGAGCTTTATCGACCTGGGAGAAGGGTGAGCAGACCCCCAATGCCGCAGCGCTTGCGCTGATGGCCAGCCATGGCATAGATGTCCTTTACGTGGTGACAGGTCAACGTGCTGGCGAGGCTGAATCCACGCTGGCGCCTGCAGAGCGTGAGTTGCTGCAGGCGTGGCGCCAAGGTTCTGAGCAAGGTAAAGAGGCCATACAGGCCGTAGCCAAGCTGGCTTTCTTTTCATCCAAGCAGTAAGTCACCGGTGACTTACTGACCCACGGCACACAGAGGCTGGGGAACGGAGGGTGTATGAAAAAGAAGAGCGCTTTGATGGCTCTGGCGTTTGCTGCCTGCGTATCGGCGGCGAATGCCGAGCCGTACAAAGGGAGCATCGAGCAGGTCATCGAGGAAATGGGTGACTACTCGGCCAGCAACAACACCTTCCAGGTGTTGAGCAAGACGCCGCTGCATATTCGCCTGTCACCCAAGGTGGTGGCCGCTGAATCCCCCGAGTCTGTGAAAACCGCCCTGCTGCGTGCGGCCACCTATGGCGTGTACCGCACCTTCGTCCATACCACCGCGGACAGCGTGCAGGTGACCGCACAGCCTTTGATGATGCGCATCGACGGGGAGCGCAGAGAGTTTGTGCTTCTCAAAAAGCCACTGGCTACCGTGAGCGTAACGCGTGCCAAGGCGCTGGAAGTGGCCAAAGAGACTTTGCAAGTGACCAGCTTTTCCCACCTGGTGGATTCACACAATGTGTGGACTGACAAGATGGAAAAGGGCCGTTACGTGAATCGCAAGCCGGGCTTGCACAAGCTGGCGGCCGAACTGGGCGTGATCTTCAGCCAATAGCACCGCGCACATGCTTTATCGACTGATTGCAGCCTTGCTGCTGCTGACCTGCTTTTCTGCCCATGCTGCTAACTACCCATGCTCCGGCAAGAAGGGCGGTGTTTCGCACTGCGCGGGCGACACCTTTGTGTGCAATGACGGATCTGTCAGCGGCAGCAAGCGCAGCTGCAGCGCGGAAATGGGCGGCGGTGCCAGCCCCCGCCAACTGCTTACCCAACCCCAACGCAACAGTGCCGCGCCAGGTGACTGCAGCTGCCGCAGCGGCAACGTCTGCACCGGCCCGCGCGGCGGGCGCTATTGCATGACGGATGCGGGGAACAAGAGCTATCTGAAACGGTGATTTACCAGGCCACGTTGGCTGAGTAATTAATTTGGTGATTAAACAATAAGTTGAATTTAATAATTCGCAGCACTAAAGCTCCCGATAACCTGAGTTTGCTCTTCAATCAAATTTATTTGTATGCTGTATGAGAAGCCCCCCGTAAAACTTCAGCTTAATATTAATATCATTGGTCTATGTGTATTATTAATAGCAGCCACTGCATTAATTACATATGGTGCTTGTCTGATTTACGGAGTGGCTAAAGGCTACAATTCAAAATCCTCTATCGGTCCGCTTGATCTAATAAGCGCTTTTTCTAATTTTGCTACCGCTGCGGCTTTTTTTCTCGCCCTTTATCAATATAAGAAAAACACGAGGCAGCAACGCCAATCTGTTATATCTGCAGAAGCTATAGCACAAATAGAAAAGGCTAAGAAGATTATTTCTGAGATAAAAACTGGCGATGACTCGAGTTTGGACCAGATAAATAAATCAACAATTCTTTTAGCTAACTTGGGAACAAACATTCGTGAATTATTCCAGTCAATGGAAGAGGATGTATACAAGGCAATTGTCAGAATGCATTGGCAAGACATGCACTTTAACCATGTTCGCCACACTTTTACCGAAATTAATGGTCTGGTTGCCATTCGCCATGATATTAGGATTTCAGACAACGATTTTTTAGTAGCAGTTCATGAGGCCGAAGTTAAGACAAAACAAGAAAATCCTCTTCCCATTTTTAGAGATTTCGTATTCCTTCGAGAGCTACTTAGTCATCCCAATATTAAAGAAAAAATATCATTAAAAGAAAAATTAGATGCGCTAGACTCGTTCTGTTTTCATTATATGAATGATAAAGAGGCTAACGACTTCCTTTATGGAATTATGTCCAGAATTGATGTTCGTGCGCATGCCCCGTTGCTTGCAGCAGCAGGGCCTAGTTCGTGGGCACTTTCACGCCAATAGATATAACTCGGTGATCAAACACTAGGCCACGTCATTGGTACGCCGTGGCGCACATTGAAGAGAGGGAAAGAACCATGTCGCAACGTCTACTGGCCTGCCTTGTTTTGGCCATTGCAGCCACCGGCTGTTCCAAAAGCACCCCCGACGCTGCCAGCGCCACGCAGCCCAGTGAAGCGCCCCGCACGGTTGCCCAGCTGGATGAAGCCGGTTTGATTGCGGCGGTGGGCAGCCCGGCTGTGTATGAGTACCCGCTAGATGATGGGCGTGGCCTGAACTTCCGTGCCAAGGACTGCACGCCCCAGGATTGCCAGCCTCCGTTCAAGCTGGAGTTTCGCAAGGGCCGCATCAACCTTTCATGGGAGCAGATCAGCGGGGATGCCAAGCTGGAAGCTATGAATGCGCAAAACGTGCAGTGGGCCGACCAAGTGCTGACCTATGCCCTGGGCAAAGAGGCTACCGCCAAGATCAAGGCCAGCATTGCGGCCAACACGCCGTTGCGCGGTGAGGTGCTGCAGGGGCACAAGGTTAATGTGATGCAGGGTGGGGGGGCGCAGGTGTTGGTGACGATTACGCTTTGATAGCGGTGTGTGGCTGGTGAGTCGTTAGCCACAACAATGTGATTGCAAAAAATACTTCTTATAAATCCTATTTATTTCAGCTCGCCAAGTCGCCCTTTGTATGCTTTTTTAAAGCACGGCACATTTCGCAATACTCGTAAAAAGTAGAGGAGCAAGAAGTCAGATCGGTGATGTTCATCGGCGTGCTCACCAAGAAATCGAGCATTGCAAAATGAGAGCAGTCTTCTATTTCTGCCAGCAGAATCACTAGATTTACATCTACGTAGATAATTTGCGCCATTATCTTTTTTATGTTATCTTGCGTCCGTATTTTTCTGAAGTTGAAATACTGAAACCAGTTGGCGTAGTTGCCAATTTTTGGCCCTAGGAGCAAAGGGGCCTTTGAATAGGGATGAATTTTAGAAAATGCATCCTTGATCGACTCAAGCGAAGCATTATCAAGAGACAGGGTGGAGTTGGACGCTTTGCCGATATCATTTAGCAGGCTCTGGCAATCGCTAATTATTCTAGATGTATGGCGATCTATATAGGGGCTCACTACATTTTTGTCACTTATTTCCTTCAAATGAACAACAAAAAGATAGAAAAAGTAGCTTGCGACGATTGATGCCAAAATAGATTCAGTAAGTGCGCCTGATTCGTATAAAAAATTGCTATGAGCTGGCCAGCGATTAAGAATTAAGATTTTCGTCACCAGCGCCGTCAGCGCTCCGGCAGCAAGGTAGGTTGCGCCACTAGACGCAGACCGAAGGAAGTTATACAGATTCATTTATCGATTTATTTCAACTAGATATTCATCGCGCAACTGCCTGCATTGAAGCCTGTAGGCTAGTGATTATTTCTGGCTTTCTTTTTTGTATTTATGTGAGTCAATCTTCTTGGATTCCTCTTTGTATACGGAAGAGTATTCAGCCTCTATTCTTAAATTTGTCCTTACGAATTCAACGACCGATTCGCACGCTGACGAAAGCTCCGAATGGCTTGCACGCTTCTCCGTCTGTTCAGGCCAGAACTTTATGCTTACAAGAGAGAATGGCTGATTCTCTTTGATATATATGCCGTTGACAAGATCTGAGCATGAGGCTTCAGCGTTAATCTTATGCTGCTGATAAAGTCTCCCCATCTCTGTATCTTTCCAAAGTGCATCCATCAACTCTTTCCCATTTACGCGTTTTTCATTCAGTATGAATCTTATGTTGCTGACCAATGCAGGACCAAGACCAATATTATGAATTCTGCAACCAACCTGATGCACTCCATCTATGGATGGCCTCGCCTCCAAAGGATATTCAAGCATTATTAGGGGTTGAACTTGCAAGCGGTTATGCCTTCTGGTAAGCCAAGCTTGGTAGCTAGTTGCAGTCATTGCGAGTATGGCTACGAAAAGGGATGTAGTTTCACCAATTGATAAATCCCAGCCGCTATTGAATGAGAGCGCTATTGCAAAGCCAAAGAAAAAGGCTGAAGAAAGCAGTAATGTGACAAAGATGAAGACTATTGCCATTTTGGAAGACCTAACGTAATGTGTCCTGTAAAATTTTCATAATAAGATGGTCAATACGAAATAATATTCTAGCCACATGCGCTACAAAATTTCGCGTAGCCTGAATTTTCTGCCAATGCTCTGGACTAATATGACGTTCCGTAAAGCGCAGTATGCCTTCTCCGGACACTTCACAACTTGCAGTCAAGGCATGAGCGAATTCTTAAAGACACTATAGCTCGATGCACAGAGCGTGTTTATGCGCAAGGCGTGTGCAGTTCCATCCCATTGAGCGGGGTGCCCACCTCGGACGATTGACAGCTTTGAGGTACTGCTGCGTGGTATGTCGCCTTTGATTCGATTACTGGCAGTAGATAAATTGATTTGGCGGGGCACCACAATGCTGAAACAGCAAAGTTCAACCTAACGTGCCACCGGCACCTGATCCAACTGGGTGGTGCACATGCCTGTTCGGCGCTCTTGTCGCATACCCCAGGCGCCCACTTGCACGGCACTGCCCACCGCCACCGCGTTCTTACCCCAACGCTGGTTGATGCGGTCCATGGCATCCATCAGCGCGCTGTGGTAGCGGCCGGTTGGCTCGGATTCTTAGGGCAAAGGTCAAGGGCTAAATCCGCAGCCAAGAGCAGCCGTTGACGACAAATTTAGCGACCACTTAACACGTTCGATACGAGCAGCTTGCCAGGGTATGCCGCTGGATGGAATGGCTAACTTCCACGTTTGAAGATGTCAACAGCAACAGTTGAAGCTATACCAATAACGAATGTGATGCCTACACCCCAAAAAATCTTATCCCGAATAGAAATGAGTCGATCGTAGGAGGTTGCGCACTTTCCCCAATAGAAAACATTACGAGGGAAGGTTTTGTCCATAATTAATCCAAGGAAAGTAGGGACGATCATCATGCCAAACATGGCGAATATAAGGTACTTTAGATTACCTAAATCATCCTTCTTGACTGTCTGCTGAATCAAAAAGTTTAGTTTCTGCTGTACATCTGACGATTGCACTATTGCTTCTATAGCTTCAGAATTCGGTGTATCCCGTATAAAAATAAATGCGAAAATCGGGATGAGAATAATAAGGACTGGCATGAAAATTGGCGAGGACAGAAGATCTTTGAAAGTAAACCTCATGAACTTTAGAATCTCTGCCGTTAAATACTCTTTTAGGTCTGAAAATAGTAAGTACGCAAGATCTCTGTTTTCCGAATTTAGTTGCAAGTCCACAGATTCCTGCGAATCGAAGATCATCTTCAGTCTGGTAGTATTGGACAGACCAACAATGTCGATGCGTTTGACCGCGTTGCGTACGGCGTTCTCTTCCCCTACAACTTCGCCCGGAGACTCGTATTCTAGAAGCATGCCATCGGTGCGGTAAACCTTGAAGATAACCTTTACCTTTTGGTCGGTTTCATCAAGACGCTTCCGGATTATGTCGTCGAGTTTAATAAGTGCCTCTTCTGTTAAGAAGAAGCCCTTCTTGTAGCTAGTGGTCAAATAGGCAGACATGTTAATTGATAAAACTCCGAGCGGAAAACGCAATGTAGATTTCGCCAATCCGCAGGTCATATCTGGTGCTTGCACTCTGGAACTGACGAGGTAAAGCTCTTTGAATGGGCACAAATCCTAGTATCTACAGGAAACGAGCCGTAAAAAAGAGTTACTGAATTCTGCCATCAAACCCACCCCCCCGTTACAAATATGTTGTGTAACCAGCCCTGATGTCAGCAATCGACGAGCGTTAACTAGACCCATGATTGAGCGCATAGAAGAGCTGTTCTTCGTGGCTGCCCTGGGCCGATTGCTGCCGCTGGTCAATTAATTTTTCTGCCTTTTCAGGGCGGAATGGGTGCTTTGGCGAAAGACTCTCGCTTACCGCGCCACCGGCACTTGTTCCAGCTGGGTGGTGCACATGCCTGTGCGGCGCTCTTGCCGCATGCCCCATGCGCCCACTTGCACCGCGCTGCCCACCGCCACGGCGCCTTTGCCCCAGCGCTGGTTGATGCGGTCCATGGCCTCCATCAGCGCGCTGTGGTCCCGGCCCGCGGGGGCAGGTTCTTCGGGCAGCAGTGATGGTTGGTCCTGCGTCTGCAGGCTCAGGTCCAGCAACATGACGCCGGCCTTGGCCAGCCGGTAGCCGGGCTGGTAAATCTTGCGCATGCCGCGGTGACCAACAGGACAGTGGTGTCGCTGCTGGACGTAAAAAAGCCCGCGTGTAGCGGGCTTTGTTGTTAGGGCGCGAAAGCTTAAATCGCAAACGCTGCGCGGTCTTGGTCAGCAATCCACTTCGGCGGCTTGCCGCGACCTGTCCAGGTTGCGCCAGTAGCGGGGTCACGGTACTTGGGGGCCACGGTTCCACGGGGACCGGTGGAGACCTTCTTGCCGCCGAACACATCGTCAGCAGTCAGACCGTATTGCTTGACCAGTTCACGCGCTTGGGTCACTGCTTGGGCCAGTTCGTGCTTACGCGCCTCTGCAATCTTGGCTTCCAGTTCGGCTTTTTGTTGGAGAAGGCTTTTGTACGTGCTCATGTTGGGGAGACCTTTGTTTGAGAGTTTGCAGTTGCCGATTGAGGGGGGCGCGTATGGCTCGCGCTTGGGTTTTACCTAGCGTGCCTTCACTGAAGAGGCCGTGCACGTCTAGTAATTCTCGATAGTATTAAGATTTCTTTAACTTCTGGAATGTAGGGCATTCCATAGTAAATCGCATATTGTTGTGATGTCCGTTGACTGAAGTATTCTTTCTCTGCCAAACAGTTCAGCTTATGAGCAATACACCTGCACCTCCAGCCGTCCCTTTTCCGCAAGCGCCCACACACCCCGGTACGCCAGTAGAGAGGCACAACACTACTCCGCCTAAAGCCAGTTACAGCCGTTGAGGCAATGCGTAGCCCAGCCCCAAGTTGCCAGGGCCAGCATAGGGGAAACCGATGCAAGCGCTACAGCAAGGCGCAAGTCTTTGGTTTGTGATGTGACCGCCTGCGCATAAGCTTGTGTCTGCAAATGCTCGCGGTTCAACTCAGCCATACGCACAATACGCAGAGCAGAGGCTGCCACTTCGGCAGTTTGTGATTGCATTGGGTTGCCGGCGTGTTCCATATAGCTGTTAGCTAATGCAGTGACGATGGGGCCGGCACCAATGTTTCTGCTGCGCATGCCATATGTGGCCAGGTAGATGGCCACACCACTCCAGCCCGTCACCAATACAAGCAAAGCCCATTGCCCAGGTGTATCTAAACGGTCCCAGTTGTTGATGGTGTAGGCAGCCACAGCACCTGCACCACCAATCAGCAGCGTCAGCACTTTGATTGCTCGTTCAAAATGGCCGTTGAATGCGCTGCGCAGATCGTCCAGCGTGCGGCGACTTTCACGTTCCGCGTAATCCAAGAATTCTTTGTGCTCACTGAGCGCAGGCTTGGGTACTTCTGCCGGTTTGGCAATGGTGCGCAGCAAGGCTATGAGCAGGTTAATCATGGCTTGGTATTGTGCCGAAGCAGCACAGCACCGCCTATAGATACGAGCTGTAGCGGTAACTGGCACTGGGTCTGCGTGGCATATCAGCAGTCCCGAATCACGATTGCAATTCTCCACCGCGCTCCATTTGCACTTTGCTGCACAAGCCGCCGTCGCTGAGGGTGTGGCAAACCTCCTTCACCAGCCAGCCTTGGCCGTCGATGTCTTCTTTGAAGCCGGTCACGCGCACGGGGCTTTGGGGCATCAGTTCTGGGCGGCCCAGAGCCAGGGTCAGTTCAAACGTGGCCATGCCGCGCTCCAGGCGCTGGCGTTCGGCACGGGCGGCGGTCAGTGCGTCCTGTTCGCTGGCGTAGGTTTCTTTCAGCGTTTTGACGTTGCGGGTTTTGTCGCCGGCAATCACTTCCTTGCGCTTGCCGTTGACGCGGTCTGACCACCAGGCGCGCACGCCGTCGAATGCCTCCCGGGTGCTGCTGCTCCAGCGGTGCTGGTCCCCGCTAGCGCGCGTGATGTGGATGGTGGGCAGGCTTTCGCCCTTGCTGGTGATGGTGCCGTTGATGGACATGAACAGCAGGTGCTTTTTCTTGACGGTGGCCACGGCGTCGTACTTGCGCGCCAGGCGGGTCAGAAAGTGCATGTCGCTTTCGTTGGTCTGGTCCACATGGTCCACCTTGGTGGCGGCCAGCTTGGCGTCCACCTTGTGGCTGAGGCTGTTGCGCTTGGCCACTTCGGCAAGGATGGCGCCCAGGGTGGTGTTGTGCCAGCTTTTTTCTGCACGCTTGCGGATCTCGCCACCCAGGTCTGCCGCGCGGGCACGGATGGTGACCTTGTCCGGGGCGCCCGTGTGCTCTACCTCGTCCACCACAAAGGTGCCTTTGTCGATCAGCGGCTGGCCTTGCCAGCCAAGCTGCAGCTCTATTTCGGCTTCCTTGCGGGGTAGGGTGAGCTGCCCGTCACTGTCGTCCAGCTCCAGATCCAGCTGGTCGGCGGTGTTCTCGCGCCCTTCGGTGAGCGTGAGGCTGATCAGCCGGGCATCGACGGTGGGGGTGATGTCTTTGCCGGCCACCACCAGGCGGTAGGTGGGGGCGGGGTGGCGGTAGCGTTCCTGGTCGGCCATGGTGGTGCTGGGTTATTCCTCACCGGCGGCCACGTACTGGCCGGTTTCGTCCACATCCACCTGCTGGCCGCCGGCTTCGTCGTCCGCGCGGGTGAGTTGCAGGTCAAAGGCGATGCGGCGGGGCGTGCCGTCTGGGAAGTGCAGGGTGCCGGCTTCGTTGAGGCTTTCGATCACGTATTGGCCAAACACTTCACCGGTGCCGGCCACCACTGCAAAGGCCTGGCCGCTGTCGCCCATGGCGCGCAGTTCAGCCACGCTGGCGTAGGTGCCACACAGCTCGGGCGATACCCAGCCGCTGAGGCTGATGGTGTCGTCCCCCACTCCCACAAACTGGCGGGCCGCCCGGGCGCCCACGCGGCTGGTGCTGGGGTGGCGCCAGGTGTTGCTGCGCTTGAATTCTTCATAGGCCAGGGTGTCCAGGCCAAAAACGAATTGGCCCAGGGCCATGAGCATGGATTGATTCATGTGGGCGGGCCTGCTTCAGCTTTGGTCATACAGGCCGCTGCGGCGGCGGGCGCCGGCTGCGCGTTCGCGCTTGTCCAGCTCTGCAGCCACGGCGCGGGCAACATCCTGGGGAGTCATACCCGGGGCTGCGTGGATGACGATGTTGTAGCCGCCACCCGCCGCCGGCGCGGCCGACAGGCTGGGCGCCATGGGCGTGCCGCGGCTGACCACGGGCATTGCGCCTGCCCCGTCTGGGCCACCTGGGCCAACAATCGGGCCGTCTGCCTGGGCCACGGGCACCAGGGCGGCACCGGCTACGGCCAAGGCGGCAGTGCGCACGGCGGCCTGGCCTTTTTCCATGCCGATGGCCGCGCCTTCGCTGATCCAGCCTCCGTACTGCATGAAAACGCGGGATGGTGAGTTGATTTCCAGATCACCACGAAACCAGCGCGCCACTTTGCCGGCCACGCCCAGCACGGTGTCTTTGAGGGCGCTGAGCTTGCTGGTGATACCGCCAATCAGGCCGTCCACGATGAAGCCGCCCAGCGACATGAACTGCTGCGGCACCTGGATGCCCAGCGCACCCAGCGCCGTGGTGATGGCGGACCACAGAATGCCCAGCGGGCTGAAGTTGAGCAGGGCCTGCAGCCAGGCGCTGACGCCGCCCGACACAATGCCCTGCACGCTGCTGACAATGCCGTTCCACAGTGTGCCCAGCCAGTTGATAAAGCCAGCCCACAGCTGACGCCCGCCGGTGACGATGGCATCCCAGTTCGAGTAAATGAGGCTGAAGGCTGTGATCAGCAGGCCAATGGGGCCAAGGAACCGCAGCAGCACAGGGGCAAAGCGCATGAGAACCGGCAGCAGCCTGGCGCCCCAGGTGAACATGCCGCGCAGCAGGGTGAGCGGGCCTGCGGTGACGCCGATCTGGGCCAGCATCCAGCGCAAGGCCATGCCCTTGGCGACGATCAGGCCCAGGGGGATGAGCAGGGCGCCTGCGGCAACCATGAAGGCGGCCAGGGCCAGCGCGCCCATGCCCAGCCAGCGCACCAGCTGCTGGTTTTCCTGCACCCACTTGTTGAAGCTGCCGCTGGCTTCGCCCAGCCAGTTGACCAGATCCTTCAGATCCGGGGCCATGGCCTTGCCAATGCTGGCCAGGGCGTTGGTGGCAGAGCCCTGGGCGGCTTCCACCACGTTGGTGAAGGTGCCCAGCTGTTCGTTCACGCGCTTTTGCAGGTCGGCCTGGTCGCCCATCTTGGCGGCAACTTCGTCGTAACCAGCCTTGCCTTTGCTGAGCATGGTGTTGAGTACGTCGATGGTTTCCTTGTCATCGCCAAACAAGTCCTTTATGACCCCCAGACGCCGTTCAGTATTGAGGTCTTTCAGTTTTGCCAGCTGGGCATACATCTGATCGATGCCGCCGAATTCACCCTTGCCATCGGTGAAGTTCAACTTCAGGTCAATGCCCTTTTCCGCTTTCAAGCCATCGGTGACTTTCTTGATCTTGTCTGTGTTCATCGCAGCTTGAAAGATCTTCCGGTAGGCGTTGCCCGCTGATCCCCCCTCCATACCTGTCTGGTCCATCATCACCAGCAATGGGGCCAGCATGTTGCTTGCCTCCAGCCCATCCTTGCGAATGATGTCCAGCACCGAAGAGAGCGAACTGAAGCCCTTCAGCATGTTGCCGCTGTCCACTCCCAGGTAGTAGGTGCGCTGGATGGTGTCCATCAGGCCCAGCATGTCTTTTTCGCTGGTGCGGGTGGCGTCCTGCATCTTGGCGGCGAACTCTGCCGCAGCGGTGACGGGCATTTGCAGCTGCACGCCCAGCAGGGCGGCGGCTTCGCCCGTTCCGCCCAGGATGTTTTGGGCAGAAAGGCCCTGGCGGCGGAGCATGGTCATCATCTCGATGAAGTCCGCGGTAGTGCCGGGGAGGCGGTCCCCCAGCTTGGTGGCCAGGTCGTTGATCTTTTCAAACTCTTCCGGCACCGACCCGTCGGCCTTCATCATGCTGGCCTTGAGCTGGGTGGTGGCGTTCTCCTGCGGTGCAAACGCCCCCATAGCTGCCGACACCGGGCGGGCCACTTGCTTGCCAGCAAAGATGGACGCGGCGCCTGCCACGGCCATCCCACCGCCGATGGCCGCCCCCTTGGCGGCCTGCTGCTGGATCTGGGCCAGCTTGCGCTGCTGGTCGCCCTGGCGCTTGAGCGATTCGGTTTGGGCCTTGATGCGGGCCGTGGTGGCTGCAATGCTGCTGCGCAGTTGCTGGTCGTGACTGGAGAGGTTGCGGGTGCTGATGCCGGCAGCGCTGAGCTTGTCGCGCAGCTGCTGCACACCCTGGCGCTGGGCGTTGAACTGTGCACCCAGCTGGTTGGCGGCTGAACGCGCTGCGGCCATTTGCCGGGCCATGGCCTTGGTGGGCGGCCCAGCCTGTGCAAAGGCACCAGCCAGCTGGCGCACTTGGTCCCGGGCGGCTTTGAGCTTGGTCTGTGTTTCCGCCAGGCCGGTCCGGGCTTCACGGAAGCCGCCCACATCCTTTTGGGTCTGGTTCAGCTGCTTGAGCTGTTCCCGCGCAGCCTTGAGCGTGGCCGCAGTTTCTTTGCTGCCCTGGCCGATGCGCTTGAGCGGGGCCATGGCCTTGTCCACCAGGTCAAGGACCACGCGCAGGCGCATGTTTTGGTCGGCCACTGCTTATTTCTCCGGGGTGTTGAGGCGGTTGTGGATGGCAATGGCGCTTTCACGGCAGCGCATCAGCTCGGCAGGGTCCATGGCGTCCATGACTGCCGGGGGCCAGTGGAAGAAGAAGGCCACAACGTCCATGGCCTCTTCAATCCGGTCGGGGAGCTTTAGCTGCGCTCCTTCTTCGGTACGAAAAAACTCACCAGTTCCGTGCCCAGCTTGACCAGGTCCACCGGGTCGATCAGGTCAAAGTCGGGTTTGAGCAGCACGGGTTCCGTCACGCGGGGCAGCACGGTCTGCAGGGCGTCGGTGTTCAGGCTGAGCAGGTCCGACAGGGTGACGCGGCGCAGGGCGCCGCCCATGGGTTTTCGGATGGTGATGACTTCGATCCGCTGGCCGCTGGGGCGGGTGATGGGTTCTTCCAGGGTGACGGTGCGGATCTTGTCATCCTGTACTGCGGGGGACTGGGCGTGGTCGATGGCTTGGATGGCGGTGTCTTGGGTGTCGGAGTCTTGGACGCGCATGGTTGGGGCTTTCTAGAAAATGGGGATTCAGGGGAGGGCGGGCATTAGATGCCCAGCAGCTGGCGCACGATGGCGAACTGGTCCACGCCGGCAAATTTTTCGATCATGCGGATGGCGTCGATCTCGATCAGTTCTTCACCATTCCAGGTGAGGCGGTAGTAGTTGAGCGCGACCTTGCACTTGAATTCGGACTTTTCGCCAGCCTTGGCGCTGCCCATGTCGATCTCTTCCCAGCGGCCACGCATGTAGACCTCGACCGCGCTGTATTGGCCGTCGTCGTCGCTTTGCACTGCGCCCACAAAACGGATGGGCACAGAGTTCACGCCAGCGGCGCCAAACTGCCGGATCACGTCTTTCAGCCAGCCGCCGGAGGAAATTTCTGTTTCCAGCGCTTGCATGCCCAGATCGGTCTTGGCGGGGAGGTTCATGCCGCCGGAGCGGTATTCCTCCAGTTTGCGGGTGAGCTTTGGGAGGGTGACTTCCTCCACTTCACCGGTGTAGTTCAGGCCGTCAGCAAAGACGGCGAAGTTCTTCAGGACTTTGGGCATGCCCATGGTGGTGTTCTCCTGCTAATCGGTGGTGGGCAGTCAGGCTGCGGCCTTGACGTTGGCCGCGAAGTCAGCGAAGTAGCGGTCTGTGATGCGCTGCTTGAAGGTAAGGTTTTCCAGCGGCGGCACGGGGGTGTAGTCGTAGTCAATGAAGGCAGTGCCTTCTTTGAGGGTGGGCGCTTCGTTGACGGTGGCGTCAAACCAGGCGCTGCCGCCCAGCAGATAGCCGCCGCCAATCAGCTCGCGGAACTTGGCATTGGCGCCGTCCAGGATGTCTTTGATCAGGCTGGGGTGCAGGGGCTTGTCCACGGCCCACATGTGGGCCTCTGCAATGCTGTCGGCCAGCACATGCGCGGTGCGAACGGCGCTTTCAAAGGCAAACAGCGGCTCGTCGCTGCAGGTGCGGCTGCCCCAGAAGCGGTAGCCGTCGCGGTTGATGAGGGTGGTGATGTCCGCACCGTTGAGCAGGCCGGCATCGGTGGCTGGGTTCTGCAGATCCCAGTAGATGTCTTTGTTGATGCCTGTGACGCCTTTGACCGTCACGTTGGACAGGGTCTTGTGCCAGCCGGTTTCCAGGTCGATCTTGGCGCGCAGGCCCAGGGCGTAGGCTTCGGCCCAGGCGTCCACGGTGGCGTTTTCGGTGGTGCTCCAGCGCTGGAAGTCGCCATGGATCAGCATCAGCTCACGCTTGCCGAATTCGCCGCGGTAGAGGATGGCATCGCCCACGGTGTCCTTGTAGGTGCCGCAGTAGGCCATGGCGCGCAGCTGTTCCCCCAGCGTGGCCAGGGCCGTGGCCACCGGCTGGGTGGACAAACCGGGCGCACCCAGGATGCGGGGTTTGACGCCCAGCTTGCCCTGCGCCGCCAGCAGGGCCTTCATGCCGGTGTAGGTGCCGTCTGCCGCTACGCCGCCGATGACGTTGCTGGTCAGGCTGTCGGCCTTTTCTTCCGGGGTTTCGCCCACGCCATCGGGCACGCGCACCACCACGGTGATGGGCAGGCACTGCTCGGCAATGGCATCCAGCGACTTGGCCAGGGTGCCCAGCACGCCCGCTTTGGCGATGGCGTTGCGAACATGGGTGATGAGTACTGGCTTGTTCAGCGGGAAGGTTGCGTCATCGGCATCGGATGCGGTGGCAACCATGCCAATCACTGCCGTGGATACGGTGCGGATGGTGCGGATGCCTTCGGTGATTTCGAGGACACGCACGCCGTGGTGGTATTCGGTGGACATGGGCGCTTGAGGGGCTGGAGTTTGCGACCCCTCAATGGTCGCGGCCCACCCGCGTGCGCGCCAGCGCGGGAGGGTGTAGGTGCGTGGGCTACAAAAGAAAAGCCCGCTCAATGCGGGCTTGTTCCAAAAAAGCGGCCTACCAGTGGAGGTGGCTACTCCGCCTCTACCGCCTCCGCTGGCTCTGGCGGTATGTCTGTCAGCCACTCGGGTAGGGGGCCGCCACCGTCATAGCGCTGGCCTTCAATTGCTTCGCCTAGCGTGTAGCGGGCGCCGCTTGCAATGACGTATAGCGTGTCGGTGCGGTGGTCTTCGACCAAGGCCCACTCGCCATCCACCAGGCGTGCCACCTGGCCAGGGATGGCTTCGGGCGGCGCAACGGGCACAGCGCCAAAAGGCACATTGAAATTGCCAGGATCAAGGGCCAGTTCATTGGCCTTGGATGCGTACAAGAAAAATCCGGTGGGGTCAGCCTGGAACACGTCGATCGACTTCATCACTACTCCTGAGAATCACTGCAAATATCAAACGTGCACCCGGGGCACAAACGCGGCATTTGCGCCTCGGGTTTCAGCACTTGTACGGGCCACACGCGAGGCATCGAAAGTGATCCCAGTGCCAACAAAGGCCACATTCGTGGTGTCTGGGAATCCAGCCTTGGAGATGTGAGAAAGTCCCAGCGCACCAGTCGCTGCAGCATTCGCTTCTGCAGCCGAAGCCCACTCGCCAAGGAACTGATAGCCGGCCGAGGTGCTGCCATTCAGCGATGCCGTAATGTTCTGGAGGGCATCAAGCTGACGCGTCCCAAGTGCTCGGGCATTTGCAGTGTCCGCGTCGGTACCCGTGAAACGCAGGAACTGGTTGCGCAGGTCCGGCAGCAGGAATTTCCCAGCATTTGCACCGCCCGGCGTGTACACATCGCCATCGACGAACTTGTGCATACCTGCCGCCCAGTTGGCGAATGCGACGACAAGGCCATTCCCTACCGCGTAGGCCCACAGGCCTGCGTATGCTGTTTTGCTGACCCAGCCGCCTACGGCGTCCAGCTCAAATACCCTGGGGCTGTACGTGTGGCCGAAGATCGGCGCGCCACAGCTGTGGCTGCGATAACCGGCGAATGACATCGCGGTTGAAACACCGGCCACGGCGTTGGATGCGGCGGTCTGCCAGGTCCACAGCTCTTGCGCGTCGGTAACGAAGATCGGCCCAACATCCACTGTTGGCAAGGCGCCGATGGTGTACGTGCGGGGCAACGATTCAACGCCAATGATGTTTGTGCCGTCGCAGAACACGTCCAGGCAGTCACCCGGCCAGAGCACCACGCCGGTGCCGGCGGGAGTTTTGAACGTCACGCCAAAGGCACCGGTGCCGCCGTGCCTGACGGTCCATTTGCTTGCCGTGGCAGGTACTGTCACAGCCTTGGCGCCCGTCACAGCGCCTGTCAGGACAATGACCCCACCCCCTGACTGCGCGGCAGTGAGTGCGGTGGTGGCCGATCCTGCGATGCTGATAGTGGTGACGCTGTTGACTGCGGCTTGCACGAAAGCGGTGGTGGCCAACTGCGTGCTGTTCACTCCCGCAGCTGCCGTAGGTGCGGTTGGAACGCCAGTGAGCGCTGGCGACGCCAGCGGCGCCTTGGCCGCCAGCGCGTTCATCACGGTGGTGGAAAAGTTGGCATCGTTGCCCAGCGCTTCTGCAAGTTCAGAGAGCGTATCCAGTGCGGCGGGCGAACTGGCAACCAGCGCAGCAACCGCGGCCTGGACAAACGCTGTGTTCGCAAGCTGGGTGTTGTTCGTGCCTGCAGCTGCAGTGGGGGCAGTTGGTACCCCGGTGAAACCGGGGGATGCCAGAGGTGCGGCACCCAGCGTCAGGCGTGCGGCAGCAGCATCTGCATCGTCCAGCAATGACCGGGCAAATGCAGTGAGCGCTGAAGTGGCAAAGGTGTCCACCCCGGTGCTGTAGATCAGCTGGTTGGCGGCGGTGGCAAGCCCTGCGAGCGCCGTAAGCGTGGCGTCCTGCGGTTGCTTTCCAGCCAGGTCGTTGCTTACTGTGGTGGTTAGAGCTGCAATCGCAGCCCTCACAAACGCTGTGTTTGCAACTTTCTGGCTGTTGTCGCTCTGCGCCTGGTTTGGGGCATTCAGGCCACCGGTCCACTGAAAGCTCAGCGCTGTGGTGCCAATGGTCACCTGCCCATCGGTTTTCAGGGTCCACTGTGTGTCGCCGTTTGCACTGCCTGCCTCAACAGGAATGATTGCGCCAGGATTGAGCTTGGCATCACTGTCGGCATCAGCGGCACGCGTCCACGCGCCGGCGGCGGCCACATAGATGCCATTGGCAGCCGCGGCGGCCTGGTCTTTGACCAGCACGCGGTCGCCAGAGAGCACGGCGATGCCGTCAATGCTCTGCACACCCGACAGATTGATAGGCCCCACAGTGGCCACGCGCACGCTTTGCTTGTGATCACGCTTGCCCAGTTCGGACTGGATGGCCTTGTCCACATAGTCACGCGAGGCGATCACCACGGCAGGGTCGATCTTGAGCGTGACCGTGGCGGTGGAGGCAATCTCCACCACGACACGGATCACCAGTTCACTGCCCGCGCCGTCTGACAGCAGGGGCTTTGTGGCCGCCGGGTAGTTGCCCACCGCGATGCACTGGCTGCCATTGCTGCCACCCATCAGCGCCGTTTCGCGCACCACGTAGCCACCGCGGTCTGCCGGGATGACTGCTTCAATGACGATCCAGTTAGGGTTGTCGGGGTCCGGCTGGATGTTGGTGATGGCCAGGCGGTCTACTTCACGGATCACGCCGGTTTGTGCAGGGCTGGGGACAGGCTCCACCCCATTGCCATCACCCAGCACCAGATGTGTCCAGGGGACGGTGGTTTGCTGCAGCTGCGCATTGGCATGAAGGGCCGCGCCCATGTTGGTGAGGATGGTGAAGTACTTCTGACTCATGGTGCGTCCATTGGGTATACCGTGGTGGTCTGCGCGCTGTGCTGGCCAAAGGCCAGATGCATGGCAATGGGGGGCGGTTTGATGCTTTCCACCCGCAAGGGGTAGACGGTGGTGACTGCACCGCTGACCAAGTGCATGGCGTAGTACATGGCGCCACGGCTTTGCAGGCTGGTGCGCAGGGTGCGCAGCACGCAGGCCTGGCGCTTGTATTCCTGGATCAGCGCCGCAGCACGTTCCATGGCGGCCAGGGTGAGCGGGCGGTCCACCACGGCCACATCCACATCGAATTCCGCCCAGTGGGCGCCCTCGGGGTGTTCGATGACGCGCACGCTTTCCAGGCCGCTACGCAGCAGGGCTTCACGCACGGCCCAGGTGGTGCCTTTCTTTTGGTGCAGGCGCATGGACGCGGCCACCATGGCGCGTTGCTGGGACTCGGTCCAGGCGAGGTCCCATTCGTCCACGCTCCAGGCCCAGGCTAGCCAGGGCAGCAAGGGGAGGGGGCAGTTCCAGGGGCTCCACAGCGTGCGGATGACTTCCGGGGTGTGCCGCAGGCGGCCGGCCTTGGCCATGGCCCGCTCCAGCGGGGTGGCGTTGGGGGGCAGGAGGTGGGCATCAGACATAGCTGCCTTCTGCTGGCTGGATGTCCACGCCATTGCAGTAGGCCACCTGGTGGGGCTCAACCACCACGTCGGCAACGGGCGTTTCCAGCGACACCTTTTGCACGCCTTGCGCATGCAGGGCGCCCTTGATGCCGCTTTCTGCCACGTCGTAGCCAAAGCGGCGGCAACTGGCCAGGTAGGTGGCCAGGGCGGAGCCTGCACGTTCCAGTGCGGATGCACTGGCGGGGCCGGGGTACAGGCGCAGCAGCGCTTTGACGGCGAAGTGCAGCACTTCGGCTGAGGCGACTTCTACGGTGTCGTTCTGGGGGCGCACATCGTCCGGGCTCAGGGCTGCAAGGACTTTCTCCAGCAGTTCTGGGCTGGCAGTTCCATCGCCCACGCGGGAGAGCACGTACACCCGGACGGTGCCCGGAGTGGTGGTGATGGGCATGGCGTCCAGCACATCGGCATCCGCGCCCAGGGCGTGGAAGATGTAGCTGCCGTGGCTGCCGGCGACGGTCAGCCCTTCAAACGCCATCTGTGCACGGCGGCGCAGTTGGCCATCGGTTTCACCCACCAGGCGCTGCACGCCGTTGTTGGCGGCGGCCACGTCCAGATCTTCATCCACCGCATAGGCCAGCATGACGGCCTTGGCGCTGTCGTTGATGCGGGCCTGCATGGCCACGTTTTCATAGGCCCAGCGCTGCAAGATCTTGGTTGCAGGTTCGGATTCCAGTTCCAGCACATCGGCCATTTCTGGATAGTCGCCTGCCATGTCTGCCACCACCAGGGCTTTGAGGCGGGCAAATTCCGCTTCAAAGTCCAGCGGCAGCACCACGTTGGGGGCCGGGAGTTGGGACAGATCCACGCTCATGCAGCACCCCGCAGTGGCAGTGCGGCGGACAGGCTCACGCTGCGGCCTTTGTATTCACCCTCCAGCGCCAGGGTGGCCTGGCCGGGTTCTGGCCCAAAGTCCAGCCCCACGCGGGTGACGCGCAAGCGGGGTTCCCAGTTCATCAGCGCGCTGGCAATGGCGGCGTAGCAGCGCAGGCGGGTGATTGAGTTGGCAGGGGCATCCAGCAGGCTGAGCAGGATGCTGCCGTAGGTACGCCGTTCCAGCCGGGAGCCGAGCGGGGTGGTCAGGATGTCCACAATGGACTGGCGCAGGTGCGCAATGCCGGTGATGCGGCGGCCAGTGGTGCGGTCCATCATTGCGGACCCCCGGTGTTGCCGCCGTGCGGATCTGGGTGAACGTGAGTGCTGCCGATGTTCTTGCCGTCATGGCTGATCTGGCCGCCTTCAAAGTCCATGCCGCCTTGCACAGAGTTTCGGCCGTCGCCGCCCGCTTTGCCCGCTATGCCGCCATTGAATGTGAGCAGCTTTTGCACGGTGACAGCACCGGTGAAAGTGCTTTGCGCACTGTCCACCGTGTATTCGGGCGTGGTCAGCGTGGTGCCTTCCGGCGTGATGTGCAGGGTGGATGCCCCCACCCGCAGGGTGATGGCCTTGGCAATGTCGAACACCAGGGTGCCGGCCCGGCGGTTGTGTTCCCAGTAGTCGGTGGCGCTGAAGTCGTGCCGCTCCACATCGGCGCTGTCGGCGCCTTGGGGCATGTCTTCGCTGAAGCAGCCTACCAGGGCGGATGCCTGGGCCAAGTCGCCGCCTGGGGCGAACAGCAGGCAGGGCTCACCAATGGCGGGCACGCGCCAGTGGCGGGTCTGCTGGCCACCGCCGGCGGCCAGGCTGACCCAGGGCACCCAGGTGGTCAGCAGTTCGCCGGTGCGTACCCGGCAGCGTGCAGGGTGGGCCGGGCGCACTTCTTCCACACGCCCCTCACGGATGAGGTTGGCAAGCAGGCGGTACAGCTCTACCGGGCTGTGTTCTGGCGCTTGATCGGACATGCCAGCCATGGTGCCCAGCGCCACGCGCGGGCGCCAGCGCGCGCGCATGTAGCGGCGCTTAAACCATCAATGGCCGGCGAGGTGGTCGAGGATCATCCCGGAAACGCGCTGCCGCAGTGGGACGCCGATGCCCAGGAGCGGGCGGGCAGGGTAGTCATATTGCGCGCCGCCTGGGCTCACACTGTCACGCAGGCCGAAGTGGTGAATGCGTGCCAAGCGTTCGGCCCGGCCACCAAAGAAGACGGAAGCATCCTGCGACGAGTATTGAATGCGCATGAATTGGCTGCGGGCAAAACCAGTGAGCATGTACTGTGCTCGTCGCTTCTGAGCGCTGCCGCCGCTGGGGTGCTGTGGCGACATGGAGCGCAGCATGCCCTTCTTAAGCATGGTGCGCAGGGCGCCCGCTTCTTTGTCGTAGCCAACAATGCGGTCACCTTCATTGCGGTAGCTGGACATTTCCAGCTCACGTTCATGACCGTCGCGCGCCTTGTAGAAGTAGCGGATGGGCTTGGCCACTTCACGCGGCGCCTTGCGCTTATCCCAGCGGCCCCCATCCGGCCCCACCTGCCGGCGAATGTTCCGAGCATTGTCTTTGCGCAGCTCTATGGCGATCGAGCGCCCAAGGCGGCGCTGTGCATTGGGGCCCAACTGGCGGGTGAGCGGTGATAGCCAATCTTCCAGGCGTTGGAGGTCTTCAGCCATGGCGCTGCGGCATCAGGTGCGGAAGGTGCGGCGGATTGGCGGGCAGATCCCATTGCGCAACCTCCACCCCTTGCAGAAACACTCTCCAATGCTCGTTCTTTGGCAAGTGCAGGGGCGGCGTGTCGTTCAAATGGTGCAGGTCCAGGCCGCCTTCCACCCCCTCACGGGGGCGGCATAGCACACGTTCGGTCAGGTCCAGATCAATGACAAGGTCCATGGCGCTGGTGTTCAGGTGTTCGGCTTCAAACCGGATGCCGTTTTTACTTGGGTTGGCGAGCAGTTCGTTCTGGTGGTGCTTCACCCAGGCCAGCAGCGGCGCCATGATGCTGTCGGCATGCCGCACCCAGTCCAGGAACAACAGACGCAGGGTGTAGGCGTATTCCCAGGAAAGGGCAGCGGTGGCAGTGCTGTTTACGCTGCCCTTGGTGATCAGCATGACCAGCCGCTCCGGTTCACGCTGCAGATCGGGCAGCGCTGCAGACAGGTGATTGCGAAGGTCAACGGGTTTTCGCATGGTCCAGCTCCTGCAGCTTTTGGCGCCAAGCGGTGAAGGCCTGCTTTACTTCGCCGTACTGGGCAATGCAGTGGTTGAGTTCGCGGATGGCCTGGTCCCCGTCGTGGCTGATGCCGGCAAGACTTGCTGCTGCCGCTGGGTCAAGTTCGGCGTACGTGGGTCCAGGTTCAGCGCCGGAAAGTCCGGGGGGCTGTATTCCAGCGGGCTGACAGCTGGCGGGCAGGACGACAGGGACGTGCACGCGGACAGTGCCAGCGCCAAGGCCAGCAAGATGGGTGTTGTGGGTTGCATCGGCTTCTTTCTGGTCATTGGACAGCTGGTTTTCCAAGGTGGTGATGCGGTGGCGCAGGCTGGCCTCTGCTTCGGTGCGTTCCCCGCGCAGCCAGGCGGTGGTGCGGGCGTGGCGGCGCTGCAGGTCTTGAAGTTCGACCGCGGCGGCACGGGCCACGCGGCGGCCTTCAAAAAGCACGCCGGCGTAGAAGGCCACCAGCAGCATGGCGGAGATCAGGACGGCAACAGCCAGGCGGTCGGTAGAGGGGCGCAGCATTACAGAACCCCCGTGCATGCGGCGTGGCGCGCAAGCTGGCGGGTCCACACCCCCATGCAGCGCTTGTTGCCCGGGGTGCTGCAGTCGTACCCGGCAGCGAACTTGTAGCGCAGGTAGGCCTTGCAGGCCGGCCCGTAGTTGCCGGCCACGTACTGGGTGCGCATGGTGCTGTTCCACCAGTTGGTGCAGCCGTACTGACCAGCGAAGTCCACAGCCTGTTCAAACTCCACGGGGTGCATGGGCGTGTCGCCCAGGCTGCGCTTGACGCAGGCCACGTAGGTGTTTTGCAGCAGGTTGGCGGCCAGCTCACCCGCACGCTGGCGGGTGATGGGCGGATCTGCCATGGTGACGCGGCGCCCATCTTCATAGTGTGTGGCGCCGTGGCCGATGGTGGGCACATCGCCTTTGGTGGGGATGGTGGGGGCTGCGGTGAATCCTTCATGCCCGATCCAGGCGACCAGGATGGCGGCGGTCAGGCCCAGGGCGGAGGCAGGGGTGCGCTTATTCATGGCATTCCCCCTGCAGCTTGCGCATGCGGGCTTCATGCTCCCGCTGCTGGCGGGCGTTTTCCTCGCGTTTGAAGCCGGCTTCCACGCGGCGGTAGTGCCAGTTGATGAGCAGGCCCACCACAGCAATGACCAGGCCGGCCACGGCAGCGAATTCGCTGGAGAAGAACCAGCCACCAGCGGCGCCCACTGCGCCGCCGGCGGTGATCTTCTGGCCAAAGGCGGCGCTGCCAGCGGCTTCCACAACGGTGTCTGTTTTGAGTCCCATGGTTGCTTTCAGTCCCACAGCTGCACGGTGGGTTTGGGTTGGGGCACCGGAATGTCCGGCATGGTGACCAGCAGCCCCTGCGGCAACACCAGCCCGTGCCGGGTAAGGCCTGGGTTTGCGTGCATGACGGCTTCCACCACGGCGCGGGTGCGGCCGTAGTGGCGCCAGCACAGTGCGTCTACCGTCTCGCCTTGTTGGGTACGGATTTGCGTGGCCATGGCTGACGGGGGTTACAGCAGATCCACGGTGCAGCGCGGGCGGGCCAGCAGATCTGCAATGGCCCAGCGCTGGTTGCGGCGGTGCTGGTCTACCTGGATGGCCAGGTCTTCAAGCACGCGGTCTGCCTTGCCGGAGCCGGCCGGGATGGTGGAGAGGTTGCGGTAGGCCTCTGCCAGATCGGCCTGCAGACAGGCGTGCACAGCGCGGCGGTAGTAGAGGACTTTGGCGCTTTCGCCGCCCATCTGGGGCGCAGGTACGTTGGCCAGGCAGGCATAACCCCAGCGGGTGCGCTGTTCGTCCGCCCATTCCTGCAGCTCTGCGTTGACGCTGAGCATGGCGTCCATCAGGGCAGGGCGCAGGCGGTCTGTAGTGACAGTGCCATCCAGCCGGCAGGCGTTGCGCACCTGGACCGGGTCCATGTCTGGGAACCAGGTGCCATTGCTGACCACAGGCTCTTTCGTGGCCGCTGGCGGGTTGGCGGTGACGATGAATCCATTCATGGTGCTGGGCGCGTCGTTGCGGAGGGACAGGTGGGGTGGCGGGTTGAGCGGGTGGGCGGTGGTCCAGGACGTTGGCTGTGCGCGGCATTGCCGGCGTGGCCGCGGCCCTGGAGCCGCCCGGCGCGGGGTGCGCTCAGTCGGGTGCCTGGTCGGCTGGGGTCTGCGCTTGCAGTTCCTTCCAGCGGCGTTCCAGGCGTTCCACATCTTTTTTGACGCCGATCTGCACATGCAGGGCGATGGCGCGCTGCAGTTGGGGCAGGGCAATGGCCACTTGCTCACGCTGCAGCTGCTTGGCGTCCACGTCATGCGTGGCGGTCTTGCCCATGGCGGCCCAGCCGATGGCCTTGTGCAGCTTGGCACGGGCCTGGTCGTGGGTGTCGTGGTCTTTGGTGAGTTCATCCACCTGGGCTAGCGCCACCATGGCATCCGTTCCGGCCAGCTTGCCGGCAATGGCGGCTTCGCTGATGTCGTCCAGCAGCAGGGTGGGCAGGTTGCGCTGGTACTGGTCGGGCAGCTGCAGGCCGTGGCGCAGGCAGTAGCCGGCCAGTTGCAGGCCTTGGCGCCAGTTGCCCACGTCCAGGTGCCACACCAGCAGGGTGGTGACCACGGGATCTTGGGCGCCGGCGTCGGCCTCCAGCACGCCATCCAGGTAGTTGTCGAAATCGGCCAGCATGGTGCGCTTGGCGTCGATCTTCTTTTCCACGGACTGAATGGCCTTGAGGGTGCGCAGGTGGGTGTGGAGCTGGGCCAGCATCAGTTCATGTTCAGCCCCTTGCATGGGGCCATGGGGGTCTGCAGCCGCCGCCTGGGCGGCCTGCTGGGCAGCAAGGATGCGGGCGCGGTGCCGCTGGCAGGGTGTCTGGGGCATGGTGTTGGGGGTGTGCGGGTCAAAAAAGGGCCGCCGCGCCGGGGCGGCAGCGGCCCAAAGGGACAGCAGGTAGCGTCAGGGGGCGACGGATTCGATGTTTTCCACCAGGGCGCACAGGCCGTAGTCTTCGACCACGAAGGCGTCATTGCTGGATTCATAGAACTCGACGCGGTCGCGTTCCATCACATCCTTGACGCCGCGGCGGCGGGCGCCGTCTTGGAAGTAGATGGACAGGTTGTCCAGGCGGGTGACCAGCACGGTGCCTGCTGGGAAGTAGGGCACCACGACAGCCTGCAGGCCGCCCAGGCGGCGCTGGCTGACCACGATGTCAGCGGCCAGGCGTTCGGTGGGGGCGTCGTTCTTCTCCACCAGCGGGAAGAGCTTGTCGTGCATCAGGTCGCGGCCCACGATGGCGACCAGTTGCGGGTCTTCCTGGCACCAGGGGTCCAGCAGGGTTTTGGTGGCGTCGTAGACCAGGGCGTCCAGGTGGGCAAAGTCGCCACCGGCGCCAAAAGTGACCTTGCCTGCCGCAGCACCTTCTTTCACCACACGTTCGGGGGCATTGGCACGGATGTGTTCCAGCCAGCCGATGTTCACGTCCTGCAGCAGCGGGTTGGCCACGCGGTTGGTGTCCGCGGCGGCGCTGGTGCCGTTCCAGCCGATCATGATGCGATCCAGCGCGCAGCGCTGCAGCACCTGGTTGCTGATGCGGGTCTGGAAGTCTTTGAACTTGGCCCAGGAATCCAGCGTGGCGTAGCGGATGTGGGTGTCGTAGTTGGTTTGCACGCACTCGTACTTGCCGCTGGACAGGCTGGTGGCATCCTGGGTCTGGCGGGTCTTGTTGCCGCTGGTGTCGGTGCGGCTTGCGATGGTGCCGCTGATGCCCAGACCGAGCTTTTCGCCCTTCATCTCGGCAACGCCGATGACGTTGATCTTGCCCAGGAAGTCGCTGGATTCCTGCAGCTTGCTTTCCAGCTTTTGCTGGACGCTGGGGGCGACGTTGAATTTATCGGCAGCGCTGCCCACGCCGTTGTTGCGGGCTTGCTGGTCCATGTAGCCAGTGAAGTGCTGGCGGGTTTCGTTGCGCATAGGGCTCCTTGGAATGGGGTGTGATGGGTGCCGGGCCGGGCTCAGTAATCGGCCACGTCGCGGCCAGCGCCACCGGTAGCGGCTGGGCGGTGCGGGTCTGCGGACTGGGTGCTGAGCTGCTGCACCAGGGCGTCGTGTTTGCCTTCCAGCTTGGCCAGGCCTTGGCTGAACTTCTCCGCTGTGTCGGCAAAGGCCTGCAGGGTCTGGGGCACGGCGGCCAGGGCTGCGACCGCTTCGGCCGGCAGGGCGCTGTGCTGTTGCATGGCAGGGGTGGCTGGGGCTGCAGGTGCTGCGGGGGCGGGTGCCGGCTGGAGCTTGTCCATCAAGGCGCTGAACTTGGCCAAAGCGGTGGCCAGGACGCCGGCATCCGGGTTGGCGGGTTGCTCGGGCTCCAGCTCCAGGGCGAATTCCACGCCAGCGGTGAACAGGGTGTTGGGGTTGGACTTGCGGCCTGCCAGCGGGTTGGCGTTGGGGTGTTGGGCTGCGAACTGCAGCATTTCGGTGCCCAGGCTGGCCGGGGAGTCGGTGACGGCCAAGCCGATCAGGTAGGCCTCACCGGTGTCTGCGAACTCGGGGTCCACCTCGATCGAGGTGTAGAGCTTCTGGCCCTTTTTGTTCATGGCCACCAGGGATTCCAGCGGCTGAATCTGGGCGAACAGGGCCAGCTTGCCGTCCTCCACAGTGCGGGCTTGCACGCCCAGCACGTCGCCCTGGGCGGCGAAAGCGCTTTCGGGCAGCATGCCGCGCATGTGCTCGATCCAGACGCGGGCGCCGTACTTGGCGGGGCTGAAGTTTTTGGCCATCTGGTCGATCCAGTGGCGCTCGATCTTGCGGCCGTCAGTGGTGGCGCCTTCGGTGGCCACGCGGAACCATTTGGACTTGGGCATGTGTGTACTGCTAGGGTGGTTGTTCGGTCCCTCTATGGTCTGAGCCTTGCCTGTAGGCGGCCAGCGCTTGGCGCTGTAGCGGCGCACTGCACATAAATGCGTGGGTGCGCCCGCGCGTTATGCCGCCCAAACTGCAGCCCTATGACGGCCACCAAGGACCGGCGGGCGCGTGTGCGCAGCGGTCAGCACAACCCTTTTCCCATTACGAACACCCAGCAGCCTGACGCCCCGGCGCAGGAGCTGGATGTGCTGCGCGCGCTGACCGACCGCAGCCAGGACAAGCGCCGGTCAGCCCGCGCGCTGTACTGGATGGGCTGGCGGGTGACGCACATTGCAGAGCACCTGGAGGTGCCTCGCACCACGGTGCACGAATGGAAGAAGTCAGACGCCTGGGAACAGGCCACAGCGGTGCAGCGCGTGGAAGGCACGCTGGAGATGCGCCTGTGCACGCTGATCAACAAGGACAGCAAGACCGGCGGCGACTTCAAAGAGATTGACCTGCTGGGGCGCCAGATTGAGCGCTTGGCGCGCGTGCAGCGCTACGAGAAGACGGGCAAGGAAGCCGACCTGAACCCGAACATTCTGGAGCGCAACGCCGGGCCGAAGCGGCAGCCGGAGCGCAACCCGCTGGGTGAAGCGGCGCTGGAGAAACTGAAGGCGGCGTTTATTGACAGCCTGTTCAAGTACCAGCTGACCTGGTGGCAGAACAGCCAGGAACGCACCCGGGTGATTTTGAAAAGCCGGCAGATCGGCGCGACCTGGTACTACGCCCGGGAGGCGCTGGTTGATGCGCTGGAGACGGGACGCAATCAGATCTTTCTGTCTGCCAGCCGGGCGCAGGCGCAGATCTTCCGCCAGTACATCGTGGCGTTTGTGCAGGAGGTGCTGGACATTGAGTTGAAGGGTGACCCGATTGTGTTGCCCAATGGTGCCACGCTGTATTTCCTGGGCACGAATGCGCGCACGGCCCAGGGCTACCACGGCAATTTCTACTTTGACGAATTCTTCTGGACGCACCGCTTTGAAGAACTGAACAAGGTGGCCAGCGGCATGGCCATGCACAAGCACTGGCGCAAAACCTACTTCAGCACGCCCAGCAGCTTGCAGCACCAGGCCTATGCCTTCTGGAGCGGAGCGCGCATCAACCGCAAGCGGGCGAAGGCTGACCGCATTGAGCTGAACCTAACCCACGACTGGCTGGCGGACGGCTTTACCGGTGAGGACAAGATCTGGCGCCAGATTGTGACGGTGCTGGATGCCGCCGCCGGTGGCTGCGATCTGTTCGACCTGGACGAGCTGCGCTTTGAATACAGCGATGAGGAATGGGACAACCTGCTGATGTGCGGGTTTGTGGACGAGAGCTTCGCTGTGTTCCCGCTGAGCATGCTGACGCGCTGTCACGCGGAGTCGTTGGAGTGGAGTGATTTCAAGCCTTACACCCTTCGTCCTTTTGGGCGCAAGCCGGTGTGGATTGGCTATGACCCCAGCCACACCGGGGATGCCGCGGGCCTGGTGGTGCTGGCACCGCCTGACGCGCCGGGCGCCAAGTTCCGCGTTCTGGAGCGCCTGCAGTTCAGGAATCCCGATTTTGAAGCGCAGGCAGAACAGATTCGCAAGCTGACCGAAAAGTACAACGTGCAGCACATCAGCATCGACAAGACAGGCATCGGCGAGGGAGTTCACCAGATCGTCAAGAAGTTCTTTCCCAGTGTGAAGGCCTTGCAGTACAGCGTGGAGGTGAAGACCCGCCTGGTGTTGAAGGCGCAGAGCGTGATGCGCGCGGGGCGCCTGGAGTTTGACGCCGGGGATGTGGACCTGCAGCGCAGCTTTATGGCGATCAAGCGCGAGATGACGGCAAGCGGCCGCAATGTGACCTATGCCGGTGGCCGGAGCGAGGAAGCCGGTCACTCTGACCTGGCCTGGGCCTGCATGAATGCTTTGGACAATGAGCCACTGGAAGCTGCTGCCTTGGTGAGCGGCGTCGGTGGCGCCACCATGGAGTTTTATTGATGACCACCCTGATGCCCGCAGCCGCGGAAGCCACAGCCCTGACCACCACCAGCCCGGCACGCATGGAGGCCTTTTCTTTTGGTGACCCGGAAGCAGTGCTGGACCGCCGGGAGATTCTGGACTATGTGGAATGCTGGGTGAATGGCGAGTGGTATGACCCGCCCGTCAGCTTTGACGGGCTGGCCCGGTCGTTCCGCGCGGCCACACACCATGAGAGCGCCATCCACTTCAAGGCCCAGGTGCTGGCCAGCACCTTCACCCCGCACAAGCTGCTGAGCCGGGCGACCATGCGCCAGCTGGCCACGGACTATCTGGTGTTTGGCAATGCCTACCTGGAGCGGCCGCGCAACATGCTGGGCGACGGGATGCAGCTGAAGCACGCCCTGGCCAAGTACGTACGGCGCCACCAGGACCTGCAGCGCTTTGGCTTTGTGCGCACCTGGCAGCAGGCGCACTACTTTGCCAAAGGCAGCATCTGCCATGTACTGGAGCCGGATGTGCACCAGGAGGTGTATGGGTTGCCACAGTACCTATCGGCACTGCAGGCGGCGTTGCTGAACGAGAGCGCCACGCTATTTCGTCGGCGCTATTACACGAACGGCAGCCACGCGGGCTACATCCTGTACCTGACCGACCCGGAAACCAACCAGGGCGACGTGGACGCGCTGCGGCAGGCGCTGAAAAGCAGCAAGGGCCTGGGCAACTTCCGCAACCTGTTTTTCCACAGTCCGAATGGCAAGGAGAAGGGTATCCAGCTGATCCCGATTGGCGAAGCCGCGGCCAAGGACGAATTCTTCAACATCAAGAACGTGAGCCGGGATGACCAACTGGCCGCGCACCGGGTGCCGCCACAGTTGATGGGGGTGGTGCCGGCCAACGCCGGCGGCTTTGGCAACGTTGTGGATGCGGCCCGAGTGTTTGCGCGCAATGAGGTGTACCCGCTGCAGGCGCACATCGGCAGTGCGATCAACGACTACATGGGCGAGGAGATCTGCCGCTGGACGCCCTATGTGCTGCCCGGGGTGGACCAGGCTGGGCAGGGTGGGCTGGTGTGATGCACTGACGGCCAAGCCCAAGATATGACAGAGAGCCCCGCACCGCGGGGCTTTTTGTTTTCAGCCGGCGATGGCGCAGTCTGCCAGTGTGCCGGCGGCCAGATCCAGCCTGCGCGAGAGCGGCCGCAGCAGGGTGTGAAGTGCCTCTGCACTGATCTGCCCTTGCTGGGCTGCGGCCAGCAGCTCGCACAAGGCCGCCATGGATGCGCTCACGTCGTCTATCTCTCTCTGAAGCCGCTCATTTGCTGAGTTCTTGGAAGGCATGGATGCTCTCTAAACACTGTATGTTTATACAGTATATGTACTCTAACCTCATGTGAGCAAACGCTTTTTCAACTGTATGAAGCACGCATAGCCACCAGCCCGCCACCTATGCACCAGGGGCCACCCGGGCCCTGCGCGGGCCCCGCCGGGGGCACCCAGGGTCATCCAGGGGCCACCAGGGGACAGGAGGGGACAGGAGGGGACAGGAGGGGACAGGAGGGCAGGTGGCGAGGCGGCGGGCACCCCAACCATCCCCCACAGCGCGCGGTCAAGACCCCGCCACGCCTGCGGGCTAAATGTGTCTCTTTTGACGGTACTGCCGGGCCGAGCTTAGCCGTGTGCAAGCAAGCCTGAGAGGTGTGATTTCAAGTGCCTTGAGATGACGGAAAACGACGGGATATGTTGCAAATTCGTAGTCCTTGTCAATAAATAACTGTACATAACTGCAGTGCACGTTATCTGAGCAGATCAGTTAACTTCCTATCACTGTCGATCATGTGGAGAACATAGCCGTCATGACTAAGGCGGCTGGTAAAGGAATTGAAAACTGATAAAGCACAGTGCACGTAACTTCGTGCGAATCAATATCGATAATATTCATTCATATAGACGAAAGGCCTTTGAATGTTGCATCACTACACATCTTTCGGAACCCTAGAACTAATTCTTAAAAATAGATCGATTCGATTTAGTAGACTTGATAAATTCGATGACATAAATGAGGGAAACCCGGTAAACGATTATCCATTCGGTGCTAGAAATTTCGCGAGTTGCTGGACCGGAAACGATGAAGAGAGTATTCCACAATGGGCAATGTATGGAGATTTATCCAGAGGTGTTAGATTCTCATTAGAAAACGACCCCTTTATTTGGCATCGAATCGATGCGCGATGGCACGAAAAATTCAGCTTTATAGATTTGAAGGCTCCATATAGCTTGAGCGAGATGTTGACTCCAGGGATGATTTTAATTCCAAGTGTCTCAATGAAGGAGACATTCTGTCAGCCAGTGAGGTATGTCGATAACGTAGATGCAGCGCGAAGAGAACACTATAGTCAAATTAATCACGGAGAGATTGAACTGATTGGCCAAGGACATGAAATAGCTTTTATTAAAAATAGAAGCTGGGAATTCCAAAATGAGTACCGCTACGTGCTTATTGCAGCGCCTGGCCCATCGGTAGGATACAGTGGAGATCCACAAGCTTATCTTGATGCAATGAAGTCATGGTTCCGCACACCTTCAGGCGCAAACTATTTAACAGGTGCCCCAGAAAGAGAATATGTTGACTTGAAAATCAGCACAACGGCATTGGAGAAAAGTGAGATCCTTGTCGGGCCATTAGCTCCAGAAGGAACTTTTGAGAAGGTACAAGCCCTGGCCGCCGAGTACGCTCCAAATGCCATCATTCGGCGAAGCGCATTGACTGGAACTATGCGCCCGAAGCCCTAGTTGCCGAACTTGTGTGCAGCGCTGTCTCTTGTTGCGCTGAATTGTCTGGAGTAAGTTTGAAAATCACACGGATTGAGAAATTGTGCGTATAACTATTTGATTTTCTATGGATTGACGCGGGTTCAATTCCCGCCAGCTCCACCATACAAGACACCGCCACACACTGGAAAGCCTAGTGTGTGGCGGTTTTTTCTTGCCCCAAAGGGTCGTGTGGTGTCGCCAAATTCGCACCGATTTCGCACGGGATTCGCACCGATCATGCCCCGTTGACCAGGCGAAGTTCAGCCTTGGGCTCCTGGTAAACTTGTCGTAGGCGCGGACCACCATCGCAACGACCTCATGGCCTAGGTGCCGTGCCGCTTGCCAACCGTTGACTCCAGGGTGGATGCAGGGTCGCATCAGATCTGGCGTGGGTTCCGGTGCGCAATTGCCGGCCGCTTTGCGATCGCGGCGGCCATGCCGACTTCAGGGTCCGAGCGTCGCTTGCTCAGGGCCCCGGCGTATAGAACAACCCCGTTGCTGCGCTGGTCGCATTGGTCGGCGCATCTCTGCTTGCGCTAATGAAGCATCTCGGAGTCAAGCTGATTCGGGCGCAAGGGTAGCGTGGGAAAGTAGCATCAAAGACGGATGTCTTTGGTGGGGCTGGATCTTTGCCTTTTTTAAAAGTTGATCTTTAGCTCATCCAGCCGACTGATTGCCTTGGTTGGTCCGGTCAAGTCAAAACGCATCACGGTAAGAGATCCACTTTGCACCGGCTTGGTGAAATAGAGAATTCCAGATGACGATGCGTTATCCGTTCAAGATGAAAATGACCTCATCTTCTCTGTGACTTCTGGTGCTGGTTTGGGGTGGCCAAACAGGAACCCTTGAAACTGAGAGTATCCGATATCAATGAGCATTTCGTGCTGGCTGTGCTCTTCCACGCCCTCGACAATAGCTTCCATTTCTAACAGCTCGGATATTTCAAAAATCTTCTTCAGCAGATTTTTGGAAGACTCATTGGACTTGGCATCTCGAATGAATTGCTTGTCTATCTTTATTTTTTGCACCGGCAATGTCTTGATGATAGAAAGCGATGAGAAACCAGATCCGAAGTCATCAAGAGCC